TTTTCCCAACTTGTCAAGCATTTTGCTGAAGATGTCCTTCACGTGCGACCACAGGTTGGAGAACGCATCCTTGACCGGTTGTATTATCTTTTCTTTTATCCATCCGCCAACGGTGCCCATCTTCTCAACCATCCAATCAATTGCCGTCGATGCTGTTTCGCTGATGAATGTCCACACCTCGGCCACTATTCCTCCAATGGATGAGATTATACCTGTTATCTTGTCATGCAGCCACGTCAACCCGCCAACTATTTTGTCGTAGCACCACTTGGCGGCATCGGACACGGCATTCCATATCCCGACAAAGAAGTCCTTTATGCGCGTAGCCACATTCACTATGCTGTTCCACATCCAAGATACCGCCTCCATAGTCTTTCCAAATGACCACTTTGACGCCTTCCAAATGCCCATAAATAGGCTTTTAAATGCCGTAAGTTGTGGTTTTATCACCAGCGTCCATATCATTTTGAACACGGTACTGACCACTAGCCACACGTTGTTGAAGATTGCCTTCAGTGATTCCCATACTCCGAAAACGAGCCTTCTAAACCCCTCGCACTTGTCCCACAGCAACTTCACCACCGCAATGATGGCAGCTATTGCTGCCGCAATCCATCCCACGATGGGTATGTTCATTATGGCAACCCCTATGCTTCGACATGCCTTCTTCGCTGCAACCGCCATCACGCCAAACGACAGGCCAACTAGGATGGAGGATGGTATTATAGACAAGATGCGGGTGTGTACCGTCACTGTCCCTTTTTTTACGTTGTTTACGAAACTCCCCCAGTTCTTTTTGCAGAAAGAGATGGAAGTCCCGACCCACATAAAGACAGGAGACAGGGCTGACAATGGAGTCAGCATATTGCCTATCTCGGCTATATAGGCAGTCGCTCCTCCTGTAGCTTCGAAGAGGGAAACCTTCATCTCGTCGATGCTGTCTTTCATCTTCGCAATTTTCCCGGCTGTTGTTTCGGCAGCTGTCTCAGCACCTTTATAGAAACGGCCGCCTTCTTCTGTAGCCCATTCTAACGACTGAGCAAGCATGTCTGCGGAAATCTGTCCTTTGCTCATCTCGTCCTTTAGCTGAGCCATGCTTTTGCCCGTCTTCTGGCTTATCACCTCAAGAGGGTTGAACCCGGCGTTGATCATCTGCATGAGGTCTTGACCCATGAGCTTGCCACTGCTGGTAGCTTGTGAAAAGGCTAATGCTAAGGACTGCATTTTCTGCGAATCCCCCAATGCAATATCCCCGATGTTCTTCAGTTTGCCGAATGCGAATTCAGCATCAAGGCCGAATGCCATCATGGTTTTCTGTGACTCCACCAATCCGCCACGGTCATACACGGTCGCCTTGCCATATTCCCTGATTTGATTCACGAGGTTTTCTGTGGCCTCCGCATCTCCGTTCAATAGTGTTTTAAGATTCGCTTGCTGCTGCTCAAAATCGAGTGATGTCCCCAACAAAGATTTAAACCCATCTGATACTTTAGATATCATATCTGTGATTGCATTCAGACGAAGAGACAAATCACCGAATTTCTTAAATTTCGGAGTTGCATCGTCCACGCTCCTCATGACCTGTTTGACAGCATCATCAATTTGCATCACACATTGATAGGCGTTTCCATTAATGTTTATCGAAAAATTAACCTGATTGTTCGCCATTTCGTTTTTTTTTACTATCTTGTTACAATTAAAAAACAGAAGGTCATGATACTAATTGCAATCATATTTTGGTTCGTTGTTTTGGCAGCAGCATTTGGTCTGATTGTTGGATTGTGCCAAATTATCCGTGACTGGTGGAAAGGAGATAAAACGGGCGGGTCTCTTCCTGGCCCATTCCGTTAATGCGTTTTCTTTCCTCCGAATATCACCGACAACATCTCTGCCTGGTTCCGTAACCGGAACTGTTCTATCCACATTGCCTCATTGTAAGCCTCGGCAAATTCCGCATTGTCCATCTTCTTTGGATCCATCCCAAGGTTCGCCCTTATTAGGGCATTCATCTTCATCAGCTCCCCAGACGTGTCGTCTTCCAAACTGATGGAGAATGCCCCAATCAGTTTTTTATTTCAGCAGTGACTCCTTCCTGCAACGCATTCATCTTTCCGACTGCCGCCATCAGCAAGTAGCCGTCATTCTGTATCTCCAAGTCTCCGCTCACCCAGCACCCTTTAACCAACTCCTGTGCGGCGAGTACTTCGTCCTGTTTCGCCAGTTTGTTCACCCGGCTCAATGTCGCAACATCAGGCCTTTTCACCTTGCACGACAACTCCCTGTCGCCGTCCTTTACTATTATCTCTATCTCTTTTTGCATGATTGTGTTTTTTTTATTGGGGCGGTTTTGCCCGCCCCGTGTTTACTATTTACCCCATTCAATGTGACTCACTGCAAGGTCAAGGTCTACGGCCTTGCTCGTGTCGCCTTCGCTCCAGCTGCGTTCGTTCTTCTTGAACTGACAGTTGCGTAGCTTGTCGTGTATCACAACCCCTCCTTGGTCTGGTATGTATGAGACGATGATGTCAAAGGCGGCAATGTCCTGTAATCTTCCGTTAGCCGACTTCTTCACCAATGCGTTCACCTCGCTTGCATAGAGGGTGATCTTACCGGAACAGGTGATCCTTCCCTTGCTGCGACTAACGGGGTAACGCCCCGCACCGTAGTTGTCTGTCACTTCCTGCTCGTCGCTGTATTCTATTCCGGTGATTCCTGTCACTGGAGTTCCCGCTATCGTGCATACGATGTCGCCCCAGCTGTACTCAATCCCGTTAATCAATGGTATCCCGTTCATTGCTTTTTTCCTCCTAACTTAATGATGTTGTAAAACCTATTTTCACCTTCACCTGTCGCATCACGCCTACGGCGACATTTCTGATCACAACAGTCACCTCCGAAGTGGACAGCACGTTCTGGTCTGGATCTATCACGGCACTGTAGCCGCTCAATTCGCCCGCCTTCTCCATCTCCTCGAGAGCTTTCCCCACAACGGTCTCCAATGCCGCCACCGTATCGGCACGCAGATGGCCGGATGTGGCATCCACATCCAACGGTGCATTGAGATATGGCAGCATGTTAGCCCGTATTCCTCGGGTTGCCTTGTCCATCGTCCTCACATTCTCTATGTAGGCGTAGTCGCTGGTTGAAACGTCGAGTGTGTGGCTGTCGTTGAAATAGACGTATGACACACCTACGTGCGAACGGACGAAGATGTAGCGGTTGTCGTTCAGAAGGTTCAGGTTCGTGGTCGTGGTCTCCTTAAGCAGGTCTCCTGTTACGAATCCTGGTGCCTTCATCTCGACAGGGAACTTCTGGACCCATGCGATTGATTCGTTGACCGATGCCGCACTGACACACCCGAGAAGCGTTCCGATGGCGGCCACTTCGTTCAGTTTGCTGGAATTCTGCTCTGCCTGCAAGGTTGCGTCCAAGTCCTGCGAAATCAGTACGCTCACATTGCGACGGTCTGCGAGTGAAAGGTTCACTGCCGTGATGTCGCCGATGTCGTCGTATGCGCCTTTCCGCTGTGCCACCAAGATGGACAATGGCATGTGGTTCGTTTCTAACGAGCCTGCTTCGGTCTGATAGCCTGTCAACTGTTCCGCAGTGATTGCAGCTGTTCCGGCTGCTGCGATGCCCACCTGACGGATTTTGCCTCCCGCATAGTTCTGCATTGCCGAGATTTCAGCCGGCAACACATCTCCTGTCAGCTTGACTGCAAGATATAGCGTTCCAGAAGGCGAATGTTTGAAGAACTCTGACACATGATAGTCGATGAAGTTCTTAGCCGCCTGTTCGGCGGTAATGTCGTCAGACGCTTCCGTTCTTGTGATTCCGTATGTTGCCTCCAGTTGTTCGTAGTACTTCAGCGTCGCAACGTATAACGTCACGCTTCCAACCACCAGCGAGGCGAAGGGGGTCAGTACGGAGCTAGTCGATACAACTGCCGAGTTCATTCCCAACAGCAGTCCGCTCACCGGGTCTTCGCTGGCTGCGGTTCTTCCCATTCCTCCATTCTGTCGCTGGAATGTAATGTCGTTTAATGCCATTTTAAATCGTATTTAAATGTCTTTCCGCCTTTTTCAGGTTGTCGAACAACCTGCCGTCTGGCGTCTGCCATTGTTTTTTCTCTTTGTTGTAAAACACGTGCGGTGCAGCGCACGTGTTTAATACCTCCCCTGCACGGGCTTGTTCCTGTTGCGTAACACCGACTGCCGGAACATCCGCATTGTCAGCTTCAACCGCTATACTTGATCTCATTGGTTTCATGTCTATGCAGTTGCCTGGTACAGTAACGCAACGCCTTTCTTCCCGTAGTTGATGTAAGAACCTCCTGCTCTTACAAGGGCGGAAACGATGTCGCCGTAATAAAGCGGATTGTTCGGGTCGTCAAACAGCTCCGTGTTGCCCAATGCACGTGACACGTAATCCTCGTGCCATGCTAGGCCTGCCGCACTGTCGGTAGCTGCCTCAGTGGATGAGAGTGCGGTTCCTGCCGCAACCACAGAAAGTACTGACGAACGCATGTAGAAATCGAAACCGTATAGGTTTCCGATGATTCCTTTGGACGCATCCGCAGTCGCAAGGAATGCGTTTGCCGTCTGTGCGTTCAGGTTGCTTAGCAATTGGTTGTACATGACCGCATCAAGCAGCATGCAACGTCCTGTCTGAGGCATGTCCCACTTGTCGAATTCGACCTTCATCTTTAGCACGTCGGCTGCCGTCAATGCTTTTCTCGTACCTGTTGCGGATGGGGCATGTGCCGCCTCCGCAGAACCGGAGGTCGCCAACTTGGTGAATCCAGAGGATGGAATCCAACTCTTGATCAAATCCACATGCACCTTGTCCGCTAATGCGTTCCGGCAACCTCGGATGATGCTCTCCCTCTTGTTGTAGCTTAGCTCCACCTCCTCCGCATTAGGGATGCGGAATGGGTCTGTCGTGTACTCCTTCATCGTGTAAGTAAGGTCGTTGTCCGCCCTCGTCTGCACGCTTGCGGGGAAAGAACTTCTTCCCTCTGTCACCGAAGGTGCTGAACCCGCGTTGGGCACATGCACGGTCTTGTCGTTCACGAATGCGCTGTGATTCACTGAACGTGCTGCGAACGAGTTGTCCGCAAACAGGTTCTCAATGATGGAATTGATCCAGATTTCTTTCTGTAATGCCATTTTCCTTTTCTTTATACGTTAAACTTCTGTTTGTACAGCTCCGCATACTTCTCCGGAGCTTCTGCCTTGAGGGATGCGAGCATCCCAGCACGGTCAAGTTCGTCCCACGTCTTGCCTTCGTACTTAGATGCCGCAGCCTGTGCGTTCAATTGTGCTGCGACTGGAGAAACCGATTTCATCTTTGCGAGAATCTTGCTAACCCCCTCGAAGTCCTTGTCCGCGAGTGACAGGTAGGTCTCCTTTTCGTCTGCCCCGATTTTCTTCTCCGCTATCGCGCGATCTATCAGTTCCGTCACCTGCTGTTTTTTTGCCTTCGCCACCTCGGCCTCCAGCTCTGCGATGCGGGAATTCTTCCCTGCAACCGCCAATTCGATTGCCTGCGCAGTTACCGACCCCTCTATTCCTAGTGCGGTGATGGTCGCTGCGGTCAATTCCGTCTTTTCCATTTTTTTACCTCCGTTTAGTTTATATTTAAGCTTCATATCTTCGATTGTGGTAGGGTTGATCTCCTCATCGTAGAGGTTCACTGCGTTGGCATCCGACGGGACGGCCACGATGCTCGCCTCCAGCAGCTCCGTTTCTGTTGCCACCATTCCCTTGTCGCTCTCAACCATGTTCTTTATGTATATTCCCACGCTGCACCCCTTCAGGTATCCTTTGTCCACCTTGCGGGCGATTTCCTTGCCGATTGCGTCTTCCGTGTCTATGTCCGTATCCGCCATCAGCCTTCCTTCTTCTATGCGAAGGTTCTTCCAACAACCTATCACCTTTTCGGGATCGTGGTTGTACAGCATCACGGGGTTCTTCTTGAACCTCTCCGTATTCATGCCTTCTATGTCTATGCTGAAACCGTGTGAGTTACAGCTATGACCGTCTGATAAAATGAATGTCGCCATTTCCGTTCTTTTCGTTTTGCCCAAAAGTAGGGCACTTTTTACCGCCGAAAAAACAGGTTTACAAGGCTTGTGACATCTATTACTACTGTTGGAAAGTTGGTTGCATGGCTCGTTTTTCAATCCCAATTTTGCCGGAAACGGATATTATGCAAACGAAGAAAGAACTCGAAGAAAAGAAGGTCCTTGCCCGCCAGTTATACATGCAAGGGACATTACAGAACGACATATCCGACCGGGTCGGTGTGTCGAAGAATACCGTCTGCAGATGGGTGGACGACGGAAAATGGGCCACGATACGCGCAGGCGTGCAGATAACAAGGCCTGAGCTTGTCAATAAGGCTCTTGGGGCGGTCAACAAACTGCTTGACCAAATTTATGAGAGCCAAGACCCGGAACTGATATGCAAGCTTCCTGACCAGCTGGCGAAATTCGCAAGCTTCATCGACAAGCTCGACAAGCAGGCAAACGTGGTGAGCACGATAGACGTGTTCATCGCATTCGAGAAGTGGATAGAACATCGTGCGTCGTTCGACAGCGAAATCACGGAAGACTTCCTGCAGACGCTACGCAAGTACCACAACATCTACGTGCAGCAATCCATGTCACCAAAATGATAAGCACTATGGACAGCATCGCATTCTATCAGCAACAGATGGACTCCCTTAACAGGAAGGTCAGGAAAGAGGTTCTTGCGGCAAAACGCAGGTGGAAGGCTCACGTACAAAATTCATCCAAGCAATGGCAACCCAACAAGAAATAAAGCAGGCACAGCAGCGGTGGCAGATACGGCAGCAGGAAATACAATCACACGCATCCGTACTTGCCGCAGAGACCAAGGCGGAACAGCTCAGGCGCATATCACGCGCACGGACCGACTACGCCTTCTTCGTCAGCTACTACTTTCCACACTACACGACAGACAAGGTGACGGGAATCCCAATCCCGTCAGCCAAGTTCCACATCGATGCAGCAAAATACATTAAGGGGAACGCCAACACGCGTGCCGTGTTCATGTGGGCTCGTGGACATGCGAAATCAACGCACATGGGCGTGTTCATACCTATGTGGCTGATGGCGCAGGAAAAGCTGGACATACACATGGTCGTCATGGTTTCCAAAAGCCAGGACAGTGCCATCAACCTCATATCAGACATACAGGCGGAGTTGCAATATAACGAACGGTACAGCCACGATTTCGGCAAGCAGTTCAACCCCGGACAATGGGAAGCCGGGAAGTTCACCACACTCGAGACCAAGGTGACGTTTGTCGCACTTGGACGAAGCCAGTCCCCACGTGGTTTGAAGAAGATAGGATGTAGACCAGACTACATCATCATGGACGACCTTGACGACGATGAACTATGTCTTAATGAAGACCGTGTCAAGAAGGCAACCAACTGGGTCGAGGACGCTCTGTTCCCGACACAAGGTGCGGAAGGCGGTAGGTTCATCATGGTGGGTAACCTGATTTCAAAAAACTCCGTTCTGGCAAACATAGCGGCAAAGAACGGCTCACACGTCACACGTGTGGACATACGGAACTCGAAGGGTCTCCCATCATGGCCTGAACTCTGGACGGAGGAACGGATAAAGGAACGGGAAGACTTCATGGGTTTCCGCGCATTTCAGAAGGAGTACATGAACAACCCGATCAACGAGGGCACGGTGTTCCCGGAAATGAATTGGGGCAAGGTGCCTCCGCTAAAGAAGTTCCGATTTCTGTGCTGCTACGGAGACCCGTCACCAAGCAACAACCGCAACAAGGCTAATTCCATGAAGGCGGTATTTCTGATTGGAATGGCAGACGGCAAGTTCTACGTAATAGACGGCAGGGTTGACCGTGCCTCCAACGCCGAGTTTGTCGATTGGTTCTACGAGATAAACTCTTCAGTTCCACAGGGGGTGCAGGTTTACAACCTGATTGAGAACAACACGCTCCAAGACCCCTTCTACCAGCAGGTATTCATTCCGCTGTTCCTTGCCCATCCCGGTGCGATCAACATTTCCCCGGACGAACGCAAGAAACCCGACAAGTTCAGCAGAATAGAGGGAAACCTCGAACCGCTCAACAGGCAGCAGAGGCTGATACTGAATGCGGACATGAAGGACAACCTACACTTCAAACGGCTGGAGGAGCAGTTTCTTCTTCTTACTCCACGTCTCGGAGCTCCCGCCGATGGTGCTGACTGCATAGAGGGCGGCATCTGGTGGCTGGCGAGGAAAACAGCAAACATGGCAGACGGAAGCATATCGCTGTTCAAATCTAAGAAGAACGACAAACGGATTTAATCACTATTTAAATAACAATAACATGCAATCAATTTTCAGAGCAATGAGAAGAGGCAACGCAGTCGCATACATGGTTTCAGAGGTGTCAGGGCTGCAAGTGAAGTACAAAAAGGGGTCTTCCAAATCGTCGTGGCGATTCGCAAAGAGACACAGCATTACAGGGACATTCCTTGATACCTATGCGCCATGTATCTGAGCGTATATGATTTGACGAAGGGAATACGTGCGGAAGTGCTCGAGACCCTTACAAGAGGAAATCAGGAGGTGTCCACGCAGGCTATCGAGGAGGCCGAGACGGAGGTGTCCGGCTACCTTTCGGCACGTTACGACATGGTTGCGGAGCTGTCGAAGACTCACGAATCGAAGGACAGGAACACAATGGTGGTGAAACTAGTCAGGGACATCGCCATATTCAACATCTACAACTTCAACGCGCCGGTAAACATTCCCGACAATAAGGTGAAGTGCTACGAAAACGCAGTGTCGATACTGAAGGCTGCGCAGTCGGAGAAGGCGGCCATCGTAGGCCTTTCTCGACTTACTACTGGGGAACAGGGCGTGGCAAGCAGTTACATCGCATTCGGAGGTAACGAGAAAAGGGAAAATCACATTTAAGTAAGATGAAGAAAGGCAAAGAAACCAACATGATAGGACTGCTCGACACGAGGCAGACCTATCACTCAACGCAGAGCATATCACGGTGGAAACAGGCGATCAATTCGTTCGAGAGTCCTTTATCGCCGTCACGGGTGATGATGTACGACATGTATGACGACATCATGCTTGACGGGCATTTGGAATGCGTGTGGGGGAAGCGGCTCGACGCCGTCCTTAACAGAAAACTCACATACGTGAAGGACGGGATAGAGGACGAGGACATAACGAGTCTTCTGAATACGCCGGACATGCGACGTCTGATCACCGAATTGATGAAGACCATCGCCTACGGATTCACGCTAATACAGGTGAACGGCATCTTCTACGATGACGAGCAGGAATGTTACCGAATAGACTTCGACCTCATCCCTCGCAAACACGTTCACCCAGAACCGGCATTCGAGTGTGTGAGCAAGGAACAGAGCGACGTGTGCCGTGACTTCCTCTTCATGCAGCCACCGTTAGCAAAATACATGATGTGGGCGGGAGACCCGACGGACAAGGGAATCCTGATAAAGGTGGCTCCTTACGTGATCTACAAGCGGGGAGGGTTCGGAGACTGGGCACAGTTCTCGGAGATGTTCGGAATGCCGTTCCGTGAAGCCATCTACGACAGCTACGACGACGGTACGAGGCAACGGATCCAGCAGTTCCTCGAAAAGTGGAGCAGCAGCACTTACCTCGTGCATCAGCGTGACGTGGAACTGAAGATACACGACACGGGCAACAGCGCATCGTCAGCCGACATATACGACAAGTTTATTGCCGTGTGCGACGCAGGTATCAGCAAGACGGTGCTTGGCAACACCCTGACGACAGAACAGGGCGACAACGGTGCCCGCTCTCTTGGTGAGGTACACGAGGATGAACAGAAGGGAAAGGAGCAAAGTGACGAGTTGTTCATTCTTTCCGTGCTCAACACCCAGTTCCGAGCCATCCTAAAAAGGTTCGGCATAAACGCAACGGGAGGCGAAATCTGGTTCGACGCTCCCGACACTGATTGGTCTAAGGTGCAGACTAAATGGAATGTCATCAGCTCCGTGGCTCAGCGGGTGCCAGTTGACGACGACTACATCTATGAGGAAACAGGAATCCCGAAGCCCGACAACTATGACCAGATGAAGCAGGAGCAGGAGGAACGCAGGCAGATGATCCAGCAACAGATTTCCGAGAAACAGCGCGAACAGGAAGATACACGCGATCAGGAGACGAAGAAGAAACTCGTAGCCCGTATCGCCGATTTTTTCGGGGTAGCCCCGACTCGGTTCGGGGCAGATTGGAATACCCGGAAGTAACGCTTTCGGGCGCAGTATCGTCCATCGCTATCAACGACAAAGCCATTGTAAAGGCTCTGTCTAACATCTATCACAAACGGTTCAACGTCAAGCGGGAGATTGAGCCCGAACTATTCAAGGAGACCGTCCGACTATTCAACGAGGCTGCCGCAATCGGCATTTCCGATGGCATTGATGGCGGTGACGATATGCCTTCCGACGACTTCCTGCAGGCCATCAAAACCAACAACGAGGTATTCTCCGCATTCCGTGTCCATCGGATGCAGAATGACATTGCCGCACGTATGACCAACGACGATGGCCAATTAAAGTCATTCTCCCAGTTTGCCCGTGATGTAAGGCCCTACACCGACCATCAGAATCGGCAATGGCTACAAACCGAGTTTAACACCGCCGTGATCCGTGCCCATCAGGCTGCCGACTGGCAGCAGTTCGAGAGGGAGAAGGACGTATTGCCAAACCTTGAGTGGATTCCGAGCACTTCGCTTACTCCGGGCTTAGACCATCAGGTGTTTTGGGGAACTATACGCCCCGTGGACGACCCGTTTTGGAACGAGCACCGCCCCGGCGACCGCTGGAACTGCAAGTGCCGCTTAGTCTCTACTGACAAAGCCATTACTCCCGTCCAAGAGGGTGGAGATATGGATCGCCCAAACCGTGGGCTCGAAAACAACCCGGGAAAGGACGGACAATTAATATCAGACAAACATCCGTATTTCCCCGAAAATTGCAGTGTGTGTCCTTTTGGCCACGGCAAGCTATGGGCGTTGGCCGCAGGCAAGAAAAAGGACTGCGCTGCGTGCGGAGGTATGGAGAAGGCAACAGGGAAAGCGGAGGAAAAATCGGAAGCATCTATTGAACGGCACAAACGGCTGGAAGAGATGAAGCCGCTGCTAAAAATAAAGCATGAAAAGCAAACTGACGATAAAACGCTGAAAGTAGGCTTTACAAAACGTGGAAACGAACACTTATATTCTGACACCTTTGGACGTTCGTCTGTATTGCAGAAAGAGGATTTAAAGAGTTTGGACAAAGTGTTGGATAAAGCAACATTTATCGAAGATTCAGAACTTACTCACCCTCGAAAAGACGGAATAGACAGGTTCTACTACTTCGAAGGAACTATAAGAGGAAAGAAAGTAAGGCTGAATGTGGCAAGGAAAATAGAGAAAAGCAATAACGGTTTCACGAAAGTCATTCACTTTCTTTACTCTATCAATGACATAAAATAGAAAATGCGCAAAGGCGATACTTAGGTTTACACCAGGTCATCATTCCTTAACGCATTTCTATACTGCAAATATACAAACTTTTAATCACTCATCATCATGAACAACCTTAATTTTCGCAAACGCATCACGGAGATAACGGAGATTGTAGATTTCTTTCACCGAGTCTTCGTGCATCATACCAAGTTCGGACATGTACGAAGGTGGCTGAATATGGCATCGTCTATCAGGGTGGCGGCGTTGTTGGCGAAGCCGTCGGCAATAAATTCAACTATGCTGCTGATGTCCAAGCGGTCTTTGACGCAGGTTACTATCGTCTTCTCCATGGCTTAGTCCTCCTTTGTGTTAAGTTCAACAAATGGTATTGCCAGCTGATGGCGGTCGTTGTTGGTGCGCATTGCCGTGCGGCGGCTCTCGTAGCGGCTCTGCACGTCCTTCATGTTGAAGAGGTCGCGGCTCATGTACCACACGCCACCCCAGAAGGCGAACTCCTTGGGGTAGTTGCCCAGCAGCCCGTAGAACGAGTGGATGCTTTTGCCAAACGTGCTGCAGTACTCGGTGCAGCCCACCCACTGCTTGCCGCCAAGGCTGAAGAACCCGGTTTCGCTCACTATGCGCTCGCCGTTAGCTATCCGCACAAGAAGTTCGTCAACCTTCCATGCAAACTCGGAACTCAGCCACTGCGCAAAGCGCATCGCTATCCGGTAGTCTGTGCACCATGTACCGTGCTCATTATCAGCACCTCCATTGCGTACTATAATCAATTCCGGGGCAGTTCTCACATCTGAGACCTGACTGAAAACCAAACGTTTAGCCACTTCAAGGTATTCTTTGGTTGTGTCAAGGCGAAGCCAGTTGGCAGGTTTCTTCCCTGGTCCGAACGGTTTAGCCATCATGGTGAGGTTCACCATGCAGTTGCCCACTCCGTGGCGTTCAATGGCCACGCTGTTGCCGTCAATCACAACGGCCTCGATTTGATTCTTAATGACAGTCATAACTTTAAGAATTGCGATAAAAAAGGAACGCCCACCGTAGGTGTGACTGTCACTCTACGCTGGGCGATGAAGTCGCCGCTCCTTTCGTTGCGGCCACCTTAGCGGGCGTTCCCCAATATCTTGTAAACAAATAAATTCGGATGAAATGATTTGCCCAAGAGGTATATGTAGAATAACAGTCGGGGGCAAATATAGGTAAAAAAATTAAAAACAAAACAATAAATGGAGGAAAAAAATATGACCCCCGAACAATTTCAACATCGCATCCGGCAAAATGCCGAACAGGTAAAGCAGGCCATCAACCGCACCATTCCGGTAAAGGTAGGGCGTGCAGCGAAAGACCATTTTCAGGAGAACTTTGACAAAGGCGGTTTTGTGAATGGCGGTCTGCATCCGTGGAAGAGGTCGAAGCGCATCGGTCGTGCTAAAGGCGCAGCAGGTGGTTACAAAACCTTGATGAGTGGACGGCAGCTCTTTTTTCTTCTATCGAATATCATCCCGGCACAGCCAAGGTAGATGTCGTAAACAACGTGCCTTATGCACGTGTACACAACGAAGGATTACGTGCCGGACGTGGGCGCGGTTTTCAGATGCCACGCCGCCAATTTATCGGAGAAAGTAAAGAGTTGACTAAAAAGGTTGAGGATATTATTGAGAATGAAATAGGGCGCATTTTACAATAGTGTTCAAACAACAAAAAAGACCGTTCAAATGCTGTTTGAACGGTCTTTCAACGTGTAGTGAACGTTCACTGAACGTTCACCATTGGATGCGCCTGCACGCTCTCATACTGCTTGCATGCCGACTGATCACGAAGCAGGCAATTGTACTCTTCAATGTTATCTACATAGGTCTCATGGTCATGATTGGTGATTGAGCGGGTGCGCATCCACGAGTTCATGTACGATGCCGAAAACCCTTGCAAGGCCGCCACCACCCGGTCTGTTATGTCAAGGAATTCCAAGGCCTGCTGTTCTGTCGGAGAGTAGTCGGATGTGCCTGCGTGCCACTCTGTTACAATGTGCAGCCGGACCGTCAATCCGCATTCTTGCACCCGCTGACCCAGTGTTTTCCATTCCATTTCGCCAAACTCAACGAATACGGCTGGACATGCGAACGGGGTCTCTTGCTCAAGAAACTCCACCTGCCTGTTCCATAGGTCGAAATGCAGGAATAGCTGTTGCCCGTCATTTCCTGCCACCGTCTTTAGCCTGTTTTTAATGTCTAAATAAAGCTGTTTCCTCATAAGTCGAATAATTTTAGTTGTTGATTATCCTGCTCCATTTTACGGTGCAATGCCTTCAGTTCGTTTTTAGCAGACACGGCAAGGTAGTTGTTGAAGCAAGAGTAAGAAATATGGTACCTATCTGCAATGTACTTGCGGTAGATGACTGTCTGCGGAACGTCCTTCTGTTTCCATTCCAACACTATGTCCTGAATCTCGATGATTCTTTTTAACAAGTTTTCTCTGTTGTATGCCATATTCCGAAAATTTAAGTACCTTTGAGTTTCTCGTCAAGGCCTTCGTTTTTCGGAACGGGGCTTTTTTTATGCCCCTTGTTTCCATATATCCTCCATTTCGGTTATCATTTTTTCAGCCGCCTCCCAGCCCGGGAAGCCCCCGAGGTTCTTGTCGTCGATGTAGCAGTGCGCATACACCTTCCTCCCTCCATCTCCGTACTTTGCCACGTTTTCCGGGTTATGGTCGTTCACTCGGTCGAACAGTATGCCTTCCTCCAGCAACCAATTCACTGCGTCAAGAAGGTTCTGTCCTGTTCTACAAGTCCATATTATAATGTAATGTCCTTTCTCGTGCAGTCGATTGATCACCTCCTTTGCATAGATTTCCGCCCCTTCAATGCGAGGAAAGGTGCTGCGACATATCGTCCCATCAAAGTCTATCGCTATTATCATGTTGTATTTTGTTCAAATGTTCTAAAATGTCCTGCATATCTTCCTGCGTGGGCTTCGCATCCGCCTTTGTGGTGCCGTGTATGGCCTTCTTTGCCTGTTTGGCGTCGTACATGCGCCAATCGAAGTCAAGCACCATTCGGTTCACCTCCTCCAGGCTCTTTATGTTGTTGCCTATGCAATGATATGCCCCGTAATAATCACGGACGCAGGCAAGTACTTGTTCAGCCGGCTTCCAATACGTTATCCTCAGCCGTGCCCCGTTGGGGTAGGTGAACACGACGAAGAAGAATTCCTTCGTATTCCAAGCCCCGAGGTAGGTGGAACAGTTGCCCCGCACTACCTCGGCCGCCCGAAATTCCTCTTCCGTTATCCACGGTTTCCTGTTCTTAATCGTCATCTTCGTCAAGGAAGTGTTCATCCTTCTCGTATTCGTAGCCGTCGCTCAGTGCTCCGCACACTACAACAATGAACATGAACGCCAACATGGCCACTATGCCCAATATCACCTCTACCATGTTCATGCCTCCGTCATTCCGAGTGCAATGTTATTCCACTCGCCGTTTTCAGAGCGCACCTCCGCTCGGATGAACTGTTTCGAGACAACCGGTTGATAAGCCTCGTTGATGATGCGGACACCCTCCTTGAAACGTTCGTCTGCGCTTTCGTTCGCCATCTTCTGCAATTGTATCACTCGACTTGCCTTGAGGTTGCCTACCTGGTCCTTGCTGAGCAGACGTAGAACGGCATTGACGAGTGCCCGGCTGTCGTCATCCTTCGCTAAACTTTCAATGTATTCTTTTACCATCGCGATGCCCTCATTCACGGTGTCCTTGTAGCCGTCAAGGCAATACTGTCCGAGCATGATTCGCTTCGTCCCGTCGCTGTTTGTAAAGGTGTGCGTGCGCTGGTCTTCCTTTACCTTGAACAGCTCCGCCTTCATGTCCAGCGCGGAGCGGAAGGATTCTAGCACCTGCCGTTTCGTCTCCGCAATTCCATCCGATATGCTCTGTAATGTCGGAATAGCCTCTTCAATTGTTTCGTCAACTAGCGTGAGATATGTATCTCGCTCTTCCTTAGCACGTTCCTGTGCTTCTTTCTTTGCCTTCTCTTGTTTGAAAGCCTCGAACTCAGCGCGTTCCTGCGCTGTCATTGTCACTTGTTCTTGTTCCATGATTAAAGAATATCTAATTATACAAATCGTTTACTATTTCCTTCAGATCTTGCTCGTAGCACCTGTCTCCTTTTACCGTCACAACCGAAGGCGCAGCACATCCGTACTTCAATACAACGTTATCAACGAACAGCGGCGTGTCGCTGTCCTGAACCTTCTCTGCAATCGTGACAGCCATAATGCGGCTATGCACCTCAATCCTCCAGCCTCCGCCTAAGATGTTTCTTGTTATTGTTGCCCTCTTGTTCATTTGTATTTAATCAGTTATTATGTCGTGTTGTTCTAACATCTTTTTAAAGTCTCTGTCACGCTCTGCCTTTGTCGTGTATTTGCCTATCGTGTGCCATTCCCTGCGTGTATATGTTTTTGCCTTAATCCTTACGCTCGGATTGTCTTCGCACCGGATGATTGAGAATCCGCTATCTATCACTTTGTTCTGACTAGCTGCATCCATGTTACATGTCCTCCAGTTTTGCGTATTTTCTAAAGGCCTTATCGAAGTCCTCGAAGTCGGCAGCTAGGTCGTTGAATGCCTCGGGCTTTTTTACCAGCTTATTGAAGCACTGCACGTATTGGTCAAATGCAAACTGTAGCTTCTTGCTGTTGTACTTCAGGTCATGCACGATCCGGATGTGTCCGTCCATCAACCCGTCGCACTCGTCGATAAGGCTTATCGCTTCAGTGTTGAGAAGGTGTGCGGCACTAAGCAGTGCCGCCACCTTCTTCGCTCTTTTTTCATAGCTTGCCTCGTAGGCAGCCGCCACCAGATTAGTCGTCATTGTTTTGCTCGTTTTTTAATGATTTACACTTGAATGCCGGAACGTATGCGGGGCAGAGGAAACGCCCCTCCGCATTCTTTTCCTCAGACGGGCTGAAGCCCGTGTTGCGTGACCTGTGTCTCGCACAGTGCGTTTTGTCGCACGTCTTGTTGTTACAATATTGTATTTCCATGTTATCTGTGCATTGCTCTCAGTTGTGCCGCCCGTATTCCTTCGAACCGGTCCATTGGTTTCTTGTACTTTGATTTTTGTTGCGGTTTCTGCGCCAGCAGTGCCCGCTTCTCGTTCAGCTCACGTATAACTGCCTCTTCCACCTTTCCGCTCTCCAGTTCAGCCTCCAGCCGACTGATGTCCTTTTCCAAATCCACGCTTGTCATGCCTCGCCTCCTTTCATCTCGTTGCCAGCCTTCGCCTGACGTGTTGCGTTGTTCCAAAAGTTATATAGCGCTATGAGGCGGACTTCGGGTATCTTGTTCAGCGTAGCGTAGCCGGACTGTCGTGTCACTATCGCCTTCACTGCAGCCATGGTCATATCCTTACCAACCGCCTTGTGATAGCCGAAGACGGATGCAATAACACGTTTGCGCCACGTGTCCATCTTGTCCCCCGATGGCTGCTTTCTGTTGCCTTCCAGCGCACCGCAGGCGGCTGCAAGTTCGAGGTTGTTCATCTCCTTGCTGCTCGTCTTGCCGAAGCCCTCCAGGATTGCCTCCTTGTCTTCGTCAGTCAGCCCCTTCTTTGTGCATAGGGTGTGAAATTTCTTAAGCAGCCGTGCGTGCTGCACCTGCGCTTTTGTCTGTTGTTGTGTCTCTGTTGTTGTCATATCGTTTGCTTTTTTAAGTCAAAATCTTGTGCTCCCTTCTTCCATATTGTGAATGTAGAACCACCCCCGAATCTGCTCTGCGGGTATGCCCTGAATCCCGACACGTTTATCTTCACGAACGCATCGAACTTCACGCTCATCGCCACATTGCCCCGCGGATTAGCCCCGTCTGCGTGGCTTACGTAGATGAATAGCTTTTTGGGGAACATGTCTCTCAGACGTTTGTATTCCGCATAGCTCATTCCTGTGTATTGTAGGCTGTCTATAACCACTACTTGTGGGCTTCGTTGCTTCTTTAATCGTACTATCAGCCCGTCAATGTCCTCTTTGTCGAGGAAGATGAATGTGCGCTTGCAGTCTGACATCCCGACATCCTCTACTGCCCGCTGCATTGATGCGCTCAATCCCTCCTCTAGACTGTCGTAAGCCACCTTCACGAAGGTGGCGAAATACTTCGCCAACTGTAGAGCCAATCTGGTCTTCCCGTTTGCCGATCCGCCCCAGATGATCCACGACCCTGTAAGTTCCGGTTTCCCGAAGCTGTCAAGGAATGCCCCGTCAAAATCGAGCACGTTCGGTTTATAGTCCCTTATCTGCTGTATCGTCAATGCCTTTTTCATCGATTTAATCAGCGTTTAAACGGTATTCAACTGCTGTTTTCTCAACACTGCGTGTATGCGCCTCTTCACCCTGCGCAGGTCGCTCTCGCTGTCGGAGATGATGCCTTCAATGTCAGCTGTGTCCGTGATCCCGTTCACCTCGCAGATGGCTGTTATGTCTTGCGCCGTAACCCCACGGAGTGCCACACACTTGCGTCCGAGTCGGCTCCATATCTCGTTGTATCCACGTTTGTTCAATTTTATGCCACGCTGGATGCGTTTCTCAAGGTGAGATGTTGCGCACAGGACTATTCCGCATTGGTCTTCGAGGTTGTTGTATAGAGTAATGAAGAAATAAAGCACCTGGTCTGATAACTTGTCTGCCTCGTCAAGTATTAGGACGGGTGACTCCTGCATCTTAAGCGAGTGCACTGCCTCGTGCATCATTTCGCCGACCGTATACCCTGTATAGTCCTTTCCCATAGCGGTGAGCAGTTCGGTAAGGAACATCTTTCTATTCCAATATTCGTTGCAGCATAGCAGGTACACCTGCTTGTGGTTGGATGCATACTGCTTTAATGCGAAGGTCTTACCGCTGCCTGCATTGCCAGTTACGCCCATAACAAGAGCGTTGTTCTTCACGTCGTCAAGAATGAAATTTAGTTTTTTAAAGTCTCCTGTCTCAACCGCCTCCCATTTTTCCTCTTTGCATCCTATCTGTGCCGAAACGTTTCGCCACATGTCGTCCTTAATCAAGTCCCATTTGCCGTTCAGCATCTGACTGATCGTTGCACTGCTAACACCCTTAAGACTATTTGCAGCCTTGTTCTGAGATTCATAGCGTCCGCAATATGCCTGCAGGCTGTTTGTAATCTGTTGTTTTCTGATACTTTCCATGATGATTATATTTTAATTGTTAATATTCGTCCAATGCAGAGAACATCTCTTCTGCCTCTGTCTTTATTATCTCCGCATTTTGTGCAATGAGGTCTCTTGCCTCGTTACGCCTGTCCTTGTGCTGTCCGCGGCTGTCCGTGATGAGGAATTTTTGAGCCATCTCAAGCTGCTTTTTCCCGTCCAATGCTGCGGCTCCCTCCTGATAGCCAACCATCCGGTTCTTCATGTTCTCCTTCAACCGCTCGTTGTACCTGCGTACACGTTCAAGTTCAGCATAGTCGCCTTCAGTTCTCTCAACGAGTGCCATCGGCTGCACATACTTCTCTTCAATTTCGTACTGAAGAGTCTGCTCCTTGTTTACTGCAAGTGCGTGGCGCATGTCGTCAGGGTCATAGACCACATGCCAACGCTCAGATGCATGATCTCTGAACGAAAGGTCGAAGCAGTCGTAGTCGTGTTTCATGCCTCCTATGCTTATCTTTATTCCAGAACCCTGAAGCATGTTAGTCTGCCCACTTGTCTCTCCGAATGCTAGAAGATATTGAGATAAAGGCATAGGCAGTCGGTTCTCAGCAGGCATGTCTGCATATTTTGCGACATATCTATCATGCAGATTCGCACGTTCCGCCTCCAAAAATGCCACCACTTGCGCGCATACTCCAGCAAAGTCGGGAAAAGATGACTTGTGCTTCTGAAGAAAATCTCCGTTTGGCTGCAGTTTTTTTCTGCTTGTAACACCGAAACCTGTCCAGTTTGGCTGTAGTTGGCAGTATTTTTTATTAAAGTATCTGAACCAGGGCTCTATTATCTTGCTTTTCGCATTTCCCACGGCGGCAGGTGTCACCTTATCTCCGCTGACGGCATAGAGAGGGGCTAAATTCTTCATCTGGTAGTGGTCACTCTGTATCTGCTTCACCCGGTACATCTGTCCGAACAGCTGCTCGGTGTGATGGTGTGCGTTGCGGAGAGCCTCCCTTATCAGCGCGGGGCTTTCATGCATACCGATGGAATAGCCAATTGGGTATTTAAGGCATGCATCCAGCACTACCACCATCGTCACACGGTTGGTGTAGGTCGTTGCCTTGCCTTCCTTCTTGTCCTGATAGGCTAGTTCGACATCCCATCCGTCCAACGTCCAATAGTATAGAGGGAATTCCGGAGCACGCCTCTTCACCTGCATCGCACGGTCGTTTGCCCATGCTTTTCCGCCACGACGGCGGGCATATATTGCGCTGTCCAGCTTCACCCTCCAGTTTGCTACTGTCGATGCGGTGATCGTCTTCCACTTCATTGTCTCGGCCAGCATGTTGTAGAGCTTCGCCACCTGCGAATCGTCCAGGTTGCGGGGGTCGCTTATCAGCGTTGCGAGGCTGTTCACCTGTTCTTCGTCCAACACCTTCGCTGCGTTCTTGTGCTGTTCTATGTAGTTATTGTGTATCAATGCTTCGTATCCTCCGTTCTTGTATTCGCTATACTTCCGTCCCATGCATCTAGGGTTAGATGGCAATGAGTGCGGGTAGCGGGTGTGGTCTAGGTTTGCGGCTGCTTCTGCCAGCTCTCCCCAAAAACTACAGCCACGCTGTCCTGACGCACGTCTCTTTCCGTTCCGTCGTACCATCTCGCTGCCTATCGCATCCAGCACCACCGCATTTGCGTAATACTCCAGCCTGCGCTTTGCTGGGAGGTGGCGGCCATCGTCTATGATGAACTCTTCGAAGAAGCTGGCAGCCTCAGTGTTGTCCTGCAGATGCTCCGTCAGTATGTTGGTGGCGGCCATCTTATATACGTCACCACCTGCTTTCTCGTTCACCTTCTGCTTGAACCTGTCTGGAAGGCTTTCGTAAGAAACCAGTGCCTCGCATCCTCGGCAGCCTCGGCGTACCACCTTGATGTCGCCTCTGAATGCTAGAAGTTTATAGTTCACTTGGCTCATTACTTGTTGGTCTATCATCCAAGCCGCCTCCACGCATAATATGTTGTTGTAATATTGCATATCGTAATTTTATTTTGCCCAGGACGGGGTTTCGAACCCCGCAACTTAAGTCTTTCGGACCTGGCTTTACCCTTTTAGCTACCTGGAGTGTAGGGTCGGTAACCTCACGGCTGCAGTGCCCTTGTAATTAGTTTATTCACTAAAACCTATGTCCATTTGTTTGTCTCTGCCGATATTTCATTAGGAGCTATTGCCATCGCTTTTAGCGTATATTCGGCTATCTTTGTTTTTATTGTTGTCATATGCTTTTTTAAAAACTACGTTATTTATAACATTCAGAACCCAGCATCGTGGAGCACATTCTCCACGTCCTGCATCGTGCAGTGGTCTGTTTTATTAACCAGCTCTCCGTTGCGGGTTACCCAAACTACGCTATTTGTGTAATTTGCCCAAACCTGAATCCTGCCGTCGTCGGTCAGCAGGTAATTTTTGCCATTATTTGCCTCCATTATTAATTTCTTTGCTGTTTTATCCATAATCATTTGTATTCGATGTGTAACAATGGCTTACCCAAAGCCGATTTAACGATTAGGCATCCTTCTGATCTGTCGCGGGGGATAAGAGCGCCGCTTCGCCTCGTATTACGGACTATATATACGAGATCGTTCAGTTCGTGCTCTACCTTGTCGATCATCTGCTTCTGTTCACCATCCTCACATTCATTGCAGAATGTCGTTATTCTACTCCTAAACCAAATCGCCCAATACGGTAGTTTTGAATGCGGAACCTTCTCCGTAATTGTTAGTCTCAATGTTTCCATGATCTTTCTATTTTATTCGTTAATACTATCTGCACTAATTCCACCCATTTCACGAGCTCGCAATCTTATCGCGAGTGTGGTCGGGGTCAGCTTCTTGCCATCCAAGGCAATGTTCACATAGTAGAAGGATGTCTTAAACTCCTTTACTAAAATCTGCTTTACGCCGTGGTCAACCACTATCGGCGACATTTGTTTCTTTTTTGCTTTCTCCATTTTTATTTGTATTTTTGAATTTATTACATTATGAAGTATTCCGTTTGAATACTTTGCAAAGATAGTTTTCAAATTGAAAACTAAAAAGAAATAATTAAATTATTTTCACAAAATGAAAACTTTTTTTGATAAAGCACAGATTCTCAATAGATTTAAAATTGCTAATAATTTTAAATCAGATAGCGAATTAGCTGATTTCTTGGAGATAAACAAATCAACGTTATCTAATTGGTATAAGAGAAATAGTGTCGATTTAGAACTTTTATTTTCAAAGTGTGAACTAATATCTACAGATTGGCTTCTCTCCGGAGATGGCCCAATGCTTAAATCTGACACTAAAGGGAACGACCATTTTCCCGATCCCGGTAAAATGGTATCGGAACACAAAAAAAAACTGATTCCTTTCTTTGACGACGTAACGACCATAGGAGGATGTAACAGCATATCTGCATCCATGGAAGGCTGTATGCCAGCCAACGAATGGATAGACGCTGGAGATTGGTTTCACGAAGCCAATGCCGCAATACGTCACTACGGTGACAGTATGACGGAGTACCCATCAGGCTGCATATTGGCACTAAAGAAGGTGGAGGATTTGCGCCTTATTCTGTGGGGCAGGAATTATTGCATTGAGACGACCGAATTTCGGATCACTAAAAGATTGCAGTCTGGAGACGGTAACACTATTGTAGCTTATTCCAGCAATACGGACACATATCCTGACGGAAGACAGATCCACGAACCGAAGATCATACCGATGGATACCATACGTAGTATATGGCTGGTGCTTGGGTGCGTGGTCAAAGAATTCAGCTCCGGGACAGTCATGATATTGGGAGAAAAAAGGCAGGAATAGGCAAGAATAAGGCATTTTTGTTGTTTGTTTACGTATGTGTTTGATTTTTAAACATTTATATAAATATTCTTTTGTTTATATATTGTATTATAGGGTGCAACTCGTAAGATAAAACCGCATTACCTCCGTTTTATAATCTATTTTTTTGCTCTGTTTTGTAACCCCATTTGTAACCCCATTTGTAACCAAAAAGCCATTTTTTATAAGAAAAGAGGCAAAAAGAAACGCCATCCCTGCGTATTATGCGCAAGAACGGCGTAAAGTTGTTTAAATGTTTGGTTTTTAGGTAGTTGTATTATTGTTTGTGTAAAAGGCTGCACATATGCCTATTTCATGCCGTTACAGGGTAAACTGCGCTACTATAGCCGTTTAATCAACAAGAGGTCTATGAGGCTCTTAAACGCCAAAGAAAAGCCCCTTAAACGGGTTTTATCATTCGTTTAAAGGGTTTACTATGTCAAAATTATGTCTATTGTAATGTCCTATACAAGCAAATGCACACCAATCTTCATTTTTTTAGGTCTAAAATACAAGCAAAATTAAAGCAAATGTACTTTTTGTTTTTTCTCGTCTTTTCTTATATCTTTATTTTTCAGACACTTATAAATTTATTGTTGTACTTTTCTTTTTGAGGCCCGTAAGTGGCATATATATTTTTAAAAGACACCAAATCGTTTTCTGCATCGTAAACATTAGTTCCGGAATTCAGTTTGGAAAGGAAAAACGCTCCGCTCTCTATGAAACTTTTGAGCACTGGGGTTGAAA